AAACGTCGGCACTCGACGATCGGCTATATGAGCCCTATGGAGTTCGAGAGGCAGGCGGGATTAGCTTAGGCGGGTGTCAACCGAACCGGGTGCAGGCCAGTTTCTCGTGGATTTCCCTGAGGTGGTATCGGCGCTTGACCGTTTCCCCGGCCTGTCCTCCCAAGAAGCGGGCGACCTCGTCTACGACCTCTTTCAGCGCCATGCAAAATCGGTCGAGGAGGTCATCACCACAGCGGTTTCCGAGCATATAGGTCCGTTGTACCGGAGTGAGTTGCCGTCCGGCTCGTTGCTGGCAACCTGTTTCAGCCGGGGCCACATCGAAGCGCCGCCGCCATCCGATTACGACATACAGGCCAAGGCATTCATGGATCGCCTTGGCGCCCCTGTCCTCGAATTCGCTTTCGACCAGGACGCCAAGCGCGTTCTGTTTCAGGGAAACCATTACCTTGAAGGTGCGAATTTCCGCGTGGTCGAAGCGCTGATCGAGAACTTTCGGGAAGCCAAAAGGCAAAGAGCAGACGTCCCGTTCTTGCCCGCCACCGACTTGGCGGACCGACTTGGCGTCAGCGACCAGTCGATGCGTCAGCAACTTGGGCGATTGCGAAAGGCCATCGAACCGCTGACCGTGACGCTCGGCATCCCACTGGACCAAGATTCGTTTGTCCAAACGAAGGAGCGCGCTGGCTATCGCCTGAACCCCGAATGGCGGGAGGTCTCGGTCGGGGACATCCGGGTCGATACCGCGGTCACATCACAAGCTTGAGCCGATTACGTCACGGCCCGATCTACCCGACGTCACAATTCGCCCGCTGAAAGCCCCGGATTCCGGGGCTTTTTCGTGCGCCGACGTCACAAGAAAGACGAGGCCTGATTATATATCAGCGCCCGTAACACGTTGAAAATGCTCGCATATCCAGGCGCTCCAAAGTGGCTGGATGAAGCGGAAGGCACATCAACGGAGTTACACCCATGTCACTCAGGCATTTGAACCAGATCGAGCTCGCCGCTCGCTGGAACATCAGCCACCGAACGCTTGAGCGGTGGCGCTGGACGGGCGAAGGCCCGCGCTTCGTCAAGCTCGGCGGTCGCGTCGTGTATCGCCTCGAAGACGTCGAGGAGTACGAGCGCGAGCAGATCCGGGCGAGCACCGCCGACCACCCCAGCAAGCCTGCGGCATGAGGGGGTGGTGATGACGATTTCCAACCGCATCTCCCTTGATGAGCTCCGGCGCATGGCCGTCGGCGACATCGCCGCTCTGCCCGCCGAGCAACTCGTCCTCTTGCAGGACGAGGCCGCCGACGCCCTGCGCCGCGCCAAGACCGTCTGCGACTGGCTCGATGGGGCCGTCGCGCTCAAGTACGGTGATCGTGCCCACGCAGCGCGCCAGACTGCCGGCAAAGACACCGGCACGGTCCGCTTCGATGACGGCGCGGTCACCGTGATCGCCGACCTGCCGAAGCGCGTCGACTGGGACCAGGACAAGCTCGCCGCTCTCGTCGAACGCATCCGGGCCGAGGGCGACGACCCCACCGAATACGTCGATGTCGCGATCAAGGTGGCCGAGCGCAAGTTCGCGGCCTGGCCGAGCCACATCCGCTCCGCCTTCGAGGACGCGCGCACCGTCCGCACCGGCAAGCCCAGCTTCCGTCTTTCCCTGAACACCGAGGTGACGTCATGAGCATCACGAAGAAGCTCGCGGTGCTCCGCGAGCACCATTACGGGCTGGACAAGCTGCCCGAGACCATCCGGGTGCCGGCCCTTGGCGAGCGTCGCGACGAGACCGTCAAGCCGGTCGGGGCGGCCTCGATCGACGACCTGGCCTTCGCCCTCATCGGGCTGAATGAGCAGGCATCGGCGCTCTACCGCGAGATCAATGCGGTGCGCACGCTCCACGACGAAGCCCGCAAGGCCGGCGCGCTGGGAGCGGACGTCGCGATCGACGCCCTGATCGCGGCGAAGGGAGGCAAGTGATGGCCCTCCCGATCATCTCCGCCGATCAGCGGCTCGCCGAGCCGCGCGGCATCAAGGGCACGATCTTCGGCAAGTCGGGCATCGGCAAGACCAGCCTTCTGTGGACGCTCGACCCCGCCACCACGCTGTTCATCGATCTGGAGGCGGGCGACCTCGCCATCGAGGGATGGTCCGGCGACAGCGTCCGCCCGCGCACATGGGCCGAATGCCGCGACTTCGCGGTCTTCATCGGCGGCCCCAATCCGGCGCTGCGGGACGACCAGGTCTACAGCGAGGCCCACTTCGCGGCGGTGTGCGAGCGCTTCGGCGATCCGGCTTCGCTCGACCGCTACCACACGGTCTTCATCGACTCGATCACCGTCGCCGGGCGGCTCTGCTTCCAATGGTGCAAGGGGCAGCCCGATGCGTTCTCGGAGAAGACCGGCAAGCCCGATGTCCGCAGCGCCTACGGCCTGCACGGCCGCGAGATGATCGCGTGGCTCACGCATCTCCAGCACACGCGGGCGAAGAACGTCTGGTTCGTCGGGATCCTCGACGAGAAGCTCGACGACTTCAATCGGCGCATCTTCCAGCCGCAGATCGACGGCTCGAAGACCGGCCTCGAGCTGCCGGGCATCGTTGATGAAGTCCTGACGATGGCGGAGATCAAGGACGAGTCCGGCGCGCCGTACCGTGCCTTCGTCTGCCAGACGATCAACCCCTGGAACTTCCCGGCGAAGGATCGATCCGGCCGTCTCGACCTGATCGAGGAGCCGCATCTCGGCCGCGTGATGGCCAAGATCCGCGGGCCCGTGAAGCCCGCCTCCGAGCGGCTGGCCTATCGCAGCCCGCCCCCGGCCGCGACCGCGCCGACCTCCGACGCCCCCACCCATTCCGAAAACGCCTGAACGAGGAGGCCCCAGCCATGACTGGATCCTGGAACGATTTCAACGACGCCAAGCAGAACAGCAACATCATCCCCAAGGGCACGCTGGCCAAGGTGCGCCTGACGATCCGTCCGGGCGGGTTCGACGATCCGGCGCAGGGCTGGACCGGCGGATACGCCACGCGGGGGACCACCGGCTCGGTCTATCTTTCGGGCGAGTTCACGGTTCTCGAAGGGCCCTACGCCCGGCGCAAGATCTTCACTCTGATCGGGCTCTACAGCCCCAAGGGGCCGGACTGGGCGAACATGGGCCGCAGCCTGATCCGCGGCATGCTCAACTCCGCGCGCGGCATTTCGGACAAGGACACGTCCGCTCAGGCCCAGGCCGCCCGTCGCATCAGCGGCTTTGCCGATCTCGACGGGCTCGAGTTCGTGGCGCGGATCGACATTGACACAGACACCAACGGCGAGGAGAAGAACGAGATCCGCGCGGCCGTGACGCCGGATCACAAGGACTATGCCGCCCTCATGGGCGTGCCCGGTGCGGCACCGCAGCCGCAGGCTCAGCCTTCCCAGCCCTCCATGCCGCAGCCGGGCACGCGCCCGTCCTGGGCGCAGTGAGGCGGCCATGCTGCTGCGTCCCCGCCAGAAGCAGTTCGTCGAGCGCAGCGTCCGCGCGCTCGGCGAACACGGAAACACCCTCGGCGTCGCCCCGACCGGAGCCGGCAAGACGATCATGCTCTCGGGGGTCGTCGGTCGCATGGTCGGCGAAACCCCGAAGAGCACGGGCGCCAAGGCCTGCGTGCTCGCCCACCGCGACGAGCTGACTGCTCAGAACCGCAGCAAGTTCGGGCGGGTGAACCCGAAGATCACGACCTCGGTCGTCGATGCGAAGGAGAAGTCGTGGGCTGGACAGGTCACCTTCGCGATGGTGCCGACGCTGGCGCGCGCCGGTAATCTCGGCCAGCTGCCCGCGCTCGACCTCCTGGTGATCGACGAGGCACACCACGCGGCCGCCGACAGCTATCGCCGCATCATCGACGCTGCGCTGCAGCGCAATCCCGCGTGCCGCGTCTACGGCGTCACGGCGACGCCCAATCGGGGCGACAAGCGCGGTCTGCGCCCGGTGTTCTCCAACGTCGCCGATCAGATCCGGATCGGGGAGCTCATCGCGTCCGGGCATCTCGTGCCGCCGCGCACCTTTGTGATCGATGTCGGCGTCCAGGACCAGCTCACCAAGGTGCGCCGCACGGCCGACGATTTCGACATGGCCGAGGTCGACGCGATCATGAACCGGTCGCCGGTCACGGACGCCGTCATCCGCCACTGGCGGGAAAAGGCGGGCGAGCGCCAGACGGTGGTGTTCTGCTCGACCGTGGACCACGCGCGCAACGTGACCGCCGCTTTCAACGCAGCCGGTGTCTCCGCCGGGCTGATCCACGGCGACATGGCCGATACCGACCGCAAGGCGACGCTCGCAGCTTATGCCGTCGGCGACCTGCGGGTCGTCGTCAACGTCGCCGTCCTGACCGAGGGTTGGGATCACCCGCCGACGGCCTGCGTCGTGCTGCTGCGGCCGAGCTCCTACAAGTCGACCATGATCCAGATGGTCGGTCGCGGTCTGCGCACGGTCTCGCCCGAGGAGCATCCCGGCATCATCAAGACCGACTGCATCGTGCTCGACTTCGGCACCTCGACTCTGATGCACGGATCGCTGGAACAGGACGTCGACCTGGACGGTCGCGAGCCCTCCGGCGAGGCGCCCACCAAGGATTGCCCGGACTGCGGCGCCATCGTGCCGCTCGCCACTATCGAATGCCCGCTGTGTGGGCACCTCTGGGAGCGTCCCGAAGGCGGCGAAGCAGCGCCGCTCGGCGACTTCGTGATGTCCGAGATCGACCTGCTGAAGCGGTCGAGTTTCCGCTGGTGCGATCTGTTCGGCGACGATGCCGCGCTCATCGCCAACGGCTTCAATGCCTGGGGCGGTGTCTTCTTCCTGAATGGCCGCTGGTACGGCGTCGGCGGGCTGCAGAAGCAGCGGCCTCATCTGCTGGCAGTGGGCGAGCGCACTGTCTGCCTGGCGGCGGCTGATGACTGGCTCAATGAGCATGAGAGCGACGAGAGCGCACACAAGACGCGCCGCTGGCTGAACCAGCCGCCGACCGACCGGCAGCTCGCCTTCCTGCCGCCGGAGTATCGGCAGGATTTCGGGCTCACCCGCTACCAGGCATCGGCGCTGCTGGCCTTCCGTTTCAACCGCGACGCCATCCGCTCCCTCGTCTTCGGGGCGGCCGATGCCGCGCCCGAAGCAGCCATCGGGAGGGCGGCATGAGACATGGCCTGTCCTACCCCCATCACGGCCGAGGACCGGCTGCGGCTCTGGCATCCGCGTGGAACGCTCTGTGCTGTCTGCCGGCGACCCACCCGTGGCTTTGGCTGGTTCGACCCGGTGCGCTCGAAGCAACCGCGCCCCTCGGTCTGGTTCTGCTCGATGGCCTGCCAAGGCTTCTGGACGCGCTTGGCGCGGGAGCGCTGGGCCATGGTTGATCTCACCGAACAGGAGAAGGCGGCGATCCGCGCCGCCATGAAGCCGGTCGCCGAGATCATGGAGGAGATCGGCTGGCAGACGCGCTTCTCCGACCTCACGGAGGCGCAGGTGCTCACGCTCATCGAGGTCGCCGTCGGCGGCTTCCAGGACGCCATGCACGCCATGGCAGCCGACGCCGACGCGGAGGTGCCGTTCTGATGAAAACGTGCAGCAAATGCAGTGAAGAGAAGCCGGCGGTAGAGTTTGGCGTGCGGCGCCGGAGCCTCGATGGTCTACAGGCTTGGTGCCGGGATTGCCGCCGGGAATATCAGCGTGCCTACGCGCAGAACTTCCGAGATCCCGAAAGGCATCGGGAGGCGCAGCGCCGGTATCGGCTGCGCCACGCTGAAAAGAACAAGGCGCACGGCATCGTCAGGAGTGCAGTCAAGGCGTGCCGGATCATCGTGCCGGTCTGGTGTCAGCGCTGCGGCTGCGTGACCGAACTCGAAGCCCATCATCACGACTATTTCGAGCCGCTCGCGGTCGAATGGCTCTGCTCGACCTGCCACGGGCTCGCCCACCGCAGCTACGAGGGAGGTCAGCATGCTGGACTATAACCGCCGTCTCAGCTTTGCCGACCGGGTCAACGCCACCGTCGATCGGGCGCTCACCGCCGATCAAGTGACACGGCCAGCCCGCGACTATTTGGGCGGCTCCCGCCTCGGACACGGCTGTGAGCGCGCTCTGCAATTCGAGTTCGCGGGCGCGCCGAAGGATGAGGGCCAGGAGTTCTCCGGCCAGTCTCTGCGGATCTTCGAGATCGGACACGCGCTCGAAGATCTTGCCATCCGCTGGCTGCGCGGTGCCGGGTTCGATCTCTATTCCCGCAAGGGCAACCGTCCGGACGGCGAGCAATTCGGCTTCTCGGTCGCTGGTGGCCGCATCCGCGGTCATGTCGATGGGATCATCGCCGCCGCACCCCAGCTGCTGGGCATCGGCGTTCCCGCGCTCTGGGAATGCAAGACGATGAACGCCAGGAACTGGCGCGAGACCGTGGCCAAGGGCGTGGTTGTCGCGAAGCCTGTCTACGCGTCCCAGATCGCCCTCTACCAGGCCTACATGGAGGCGCAGGTCCCCGGCATCTCCGACAATCCCGCGCTCTTCACCGCCATCAACAAGGACACCGCCGAACTGCACCACGAACTCGTGCCGTTCGACGCAGGGCTCGCACAGCGTATGAGCGACCGCGCCGTGCGGATCCTTCAGGCGACGGATGCAGGGGATCTGCTGCCGCGCATCGCCACGACCCGTGACTTCCACGCGTGCCGGATGTGCCCGTGGGCGGAACGCTGCTGGAGCCTGCCAGCATGAGCGACGACAACATCGTCCACTTCAACCCCTGGCGCGACTTCAACGACGCTACGCCGCAGGCCGATCCGTTCGACATCGAGCCGGATCCCGAGCAGATCGCCATCTTTCTCGACGTCGTCTTCGGTTACTGCGAGGGCTGGGTGCCCCTGCGCGGGTTCGTGGACAAGGGCCAAGGCATCGACGGCCGACCCCACAACGCCTGGATCGAGATCGACGACAGTTTGCTGGAGAAGGCGGTTTCCTTCGCCGGTTGGGCAGCGCGCGAGGGCGCGGCCTTCTATGTGGTGCCCGGCACGGTCGCGGAGACGGGCAAGGCCAAGGCCGCCGACGTCCAGCAGATGCAGACGGTCCTGGTCGACCTCGACGCCGGAGACATTGCGGCCAAGCTTGACCACCTCGTTCGTCATCTCGGCGAGCCGACACTTCTCGTCGAAAGTGGCGG